CAATCCTAACTCGTGCTGCTGTAGCTACTGCTGCTGGTAACGCTACTGAGGTTATGGCTTGGACTGACCAATTAGAAGCAAACTTAGTTTTAGCTTCTGCTGGTGCTAATTTCTACTCTGGTGTAGATAATATGAAGTTCCCAGTATTTAGTGCTATCAACTCTGGCTTCGTTGCTGAGACTGGTGGCTCTGCTCCAGCAGCTAATGGTACTGCTTCTAGTGTTACATTATCTCCTAAGAAACTTATCTCTATTGTTAATGTTTCTGCTGAGGCTATCGCTCAAAACGCTTCTATCGAGGCTGCATTGAGAAGAAATATGGCTGCTTCTGTAGCTTCTACTTTAGAGGCTGCTTTATTAGGAACTGCTGATGTTTCTAACGCTCCTACTTCTATCTTCGCTGACGCTGCTACTGGACCAACTACGGTTACTGCTGCTGATTGGTTAGAGATGGAAACTGACTTAATTGCTAACGGAGTACAGTTACAAGGTGCTAGATTAGCTTATTTATTAGACCCATCTGCTTACGCTACAGTAAAAGGATTGGCACAAGTTTCTAATGTTTCTGCTATTTATGATAACGCTAGAAAAGAGCTTAATGGCTACTTCTCTTTCGTATCTCCTAACGTAGGTAACGGTGGTACTGCTGGTAAAGACCACGCTTTATTCGGAGACTTCTCAAAATGTCACATTGCTCAGTTCGGTGGTTTAGACGTTATTTATGACATCTACACTAACGCTGGTACTGGAGAGCCAAGATACATCTTGACTTCTTTAGTAGACGGAGATTGTGTTCAGAATGATACTGCTTTTGTTAAATTGATTGAAGCATAATTTGTTTATTTTAACGGAGGGAGTGGAAACACTCTCTCCATTAATTTTTTTTAAATGGAATACTATAACTACAACTTTAACACATTAAGAGGCTCTGACTATGTGCCTTATGGTAAGTTAGTTCTAAAGACTGCTCCAACGTCTACGGTAATATCATTATCAGAGGCTAAAGCATTTTTAAGAATAGACTCAGACTATGACGATGACAATACTTATATTACGTCTTTGATTAATGTTGCTACGCAAGTTGTAGAAGAGTTCACTAGACGTAGACTAATGACTCAGACGTACAATATATTTTACGATGAGTTTCCTCCTTACATTGACTTACAAGTGGGAGATGTTGCTAGTGTTACTCATATTAAGTATTACGATGCCGACAATACATTACAAACCTTAGCAGCATCTAATTACGATGTAGATACTAAGGTAAGACCAGGAAGGATATATGAATCGGAGAATGGAGACTTTCCTAACACTTACGAAAGACCAAACGCTGTAGAGGTTGAGTTTATAGTAGGTGGTACAGCTAGTGACGTTCCAGCTCCAATAGTACAAGCTATTTATATCATCGTTGGTCGATATTATGAGAACCGACAAGATGTTGTTATGGGAACTCAAGTAAATGAATTACCTTTAATGGTAGACCACTTATTAACTCCTTACCGATTGCTTGAACTATGATAATAGGCAAACTAGATAGAAAGTTAAAACTATATACACAGACTTACTCTACTAACGCTTATGGCGAGAGAGTAGTATCTGATAATAGTTACGTTACCATCTACGCAGACTTTGACTTCAAAGGTGGCAACACTAACTTCGATGCTGATGCCTTAATCAATGATGAGCGTATAGAATGCTTAATAAGATACAGAACTAACATTGGAGTAAGTCCACAATACTTTATCTCTAATGGCTCTACTAATTATTCTATCAAGAGTATAAAGGAATTAGGTCGTAAAGATGCTATGGTGCTTCTATTAGAGAAGAATGACGTAGTAGATTTATCACAGACAGCTCCTAATCAATTTGTCTTTACTATTGATACAGAGAACACATCTAGTGGCTCTAGCTTAAATACTCAATTTATGATGCCTTTAGTTAGTGGTGGTAGTTATAATGCTACGGTAAATTGGGGAGATGGCTCTAGCGATACAATAACAAGTTACAATCAACAAGAGGTTACACACACTTATAGTAGTGCTGGACAATACGAAATAAGCATAGAGGGAACATTACAAGGATGGCAATTTAATAACGCTGGAGATAGACTTAAAATGCTTGATATAAAACAATGGGGAGTATTAGACTTATCTACAGATAGAGCATTCAACGGATGTAGCAATTTAGATGCTAGTGCTACAGATGCTCCTACTGTTTCTACAACATCTTTAGAAAGAATGTTTGGAGATTGTACTAATTTTAATGGAGCTATTGGTAACTGGGACACATCTAATATAACAGATATGTCTTATTGTTTTGTCAATGCTAGTACATTTAACAAACCTATAAATAGTTGGGATTTGAGTAGTGTTACTGATATACAACAAATGTTTTTTGAAGCTACATCTTTTGACCAAGATTTAAATTCTTGGGATACTTCTAATGTAGATAATATGTTCTCTGTTTTTTATAATTGCTCACAATTCAACGGAGACATATATAGTTGGGACACTACTAACGTAGAAAATATGAGCTTTATGTTTTACAACTGCGACTTATTCGACCAATCTCTAGCAGCGTGGTCTATTGCAAATGTTTCTAACTTTAGTGGCTTTATGCAGAACGCTACTGGTCTAAGCACTTCTAACTACGATGCAACGCTAATAGCTTGGGCTGCTGGTGTAGTAGATACTGGTATAAGTATAAACTTTGGAGGCTCACAATTTACAGAGTCAGCTTATGCTTCACGATTCAGCTTAATAGAAGATGATAGTTGGACTATTGTTGATGGTGGTATATTTGACCCATCTCCAGCCGATTACATAAGTGTATTAAACACGAGAGTAGTAGCTGCTGGAGGAGTAGTAGAGAACACTACAGATAGCCAAGCATTCTTACAAACATTAAACGATATAAGCTAATGGCAGACGGACTATTAAATAAAGCGAGTATTATCTTAACTCCTACTGGTTACAAGGCTGGAACGCTTTACAACGTAGCACCAGTAGTAGAGCCTTATGAGGACTTTGACTTTGCTAGAGCTAGTGTTGCTAGTCGAGTTAATTCTAGTGGCTTAGTCGAGATGGTAGGTAGAACTCTTGGAAGTGAGTTAATTACTTGTGGAGATTTTTCTTGTGCTGACCCTAATGACTCTTGGGATTTGTATGAAACTGGTTCGTCTACAGTTACATTTACAGATGTAGCAAGTATAAATATTGATGGGAGTAATAGTAATGCTGGATTGTATCAACAAAATATCTTTGAAAATAGCAAAACATATAAGATAGTATTAACAATGAAAGCTACTGCAATATTCGATGCAGAAATATTAGAAACAGAAGGAGCTGCTACAAGAACAACTATTGGAGATGTAAGTTTGACTACATCATATCAAGAATTTACATTTTATTTTATTGGTACTGGAAATTATGATTTATTTATACATAGAAAATTTGGACAAACTGCTGGACAAAATCAACAAATTTTAATTAGTAACGTAACAGTCAAAGAAGTAATAGACACCAACAACATTCCAAGAATAAGCTATGATAGTAATGGAGATAATGGTCATATATTGTTAGAGCCTACTTCTACTAATCTTATTACTTATAGTGAGGCTTTTGAAAATTGGAATAATCAAAATATAGATATAAGTACAAATCAAGCTATTTCTCCAAATGGTATATTAAATGCAACTAAATTACAACCAACACAAACAAGTGGTATTCATATCTTAACTATTGCAGAAACAAGTTCTAACGTTAAAACATATTCTGTATTTGCCAAACAAAATGGTTACAAAAGATTTAGATTTAATACTGGTTCAAGTGGTAATGGTTTTGCATCATTTGATTTGAATACTGGTTCTGTGGCTTCTACTGGAGGAACTTACTATTCAAGTTCAAATATAGAAGATTACGGAAATGGTTGGTACAGATGCTCTATAACATTTTTAGCAAACGCACCAAATGTATATACTATTGTAGTTGAAGATAACACTGGACAAATAGTTTTTCCTGGTGATGGAGTTAGTAGTATCTATGTTTGGGGCGCACAAGTAGAAGAACTATCCTACGCTACATCGTACATACCTTCGCTAACGGGTAGTACAGAGACAAGAGCTACAGAGACTGCAACTGGTGCTGGTAGTGCTGACTTAATAAACTCAACAGAGGGTGTGTTATATGCAGAGATAGCAGGGTTAGTAGATGACTTAAGTTTTAGAACTATATCAATTTCTGATGGAACTACATCTAATAGATGTGTATTAAGATATGGAGGTACAACTAATTATATAAATGTGTTAATTTTTTCAGGTGGTTCTACTGTTTTTGATAATAATTATACATTGTCAGATATAACGGATTTTAGCAAGATTGCAGTAAAATGGAAAGTAAATGATTTTGCTTTATGGGTAGATGGTGTAGAAAGAAAAACAGATACAAGTGGTTCTGCACCAATAGGACTTTCACAATTACAATTATCTAATTATGATAACAGTTCTAATAACTTCTACGGTAAATGCAAAGCACTAGCAGTATTTAATGAGGCTTTAAGTGATAGCGAACTAACACAACTAACAACGTAATGAGTTTAAGATTAACAGAAATATGCTACCCAGAGGTAAAGAGTTACTACATCGTATGGAACGATAGCGAGGCGATAGTATCGTATGGAGTGCTAGAAACTTATCAATGCTTAGAGACTAAGTGGTCTGATGTAGACTTATACACTAAGGAAATAGATTGGATAAACATATTAATAGATAACGGTATTAACCCTTTTCCAGAGCAATGATAATTTCAGCGCAAATAGATGAGAAAGAGCTAAATTCTTTAATTAAGGACTTAGAGAAACTTAATATGTCTGATAGTAAAAACAAGACACTATTGAGACAAGGAATGCGTAAAGCTGCTAAGCCTATTCTACAAGAACTTAAATCTATTGTGCCAGTAAAAACTAAACAACTTAAAAAGTCTTTAGCTATAATCAACGGAAAGAATGTAAAAGGCAAACCACCTACAGTATATGTAGGACCAAGAGTAACTAAGTCATTTTCCACTAAAGAAAAGTCTGGATTTTATTTCTTTTTCTTAGAGTATGGATTTAGAGGAATACCAGGACTAAGAATGTTAGATAAGACTGCTGCTAGTAAAGGTAATACAGCTATAAACGGTGTAATAGGAGAAATAAAAAAACTCATTGACAAAAGAATGAAGTAATGGAGATAGGCAAAGTAATATATAATATTTTAAGCAACGACTCAAATGTTGCTCCTTTAGTTACTACAAGTGGCAACTTAAGAATCTTTCCTAGTCGTTACAATTTCCCTACTGACGTTAAGTTACCTTATATAACTTATCAGATGTTTGGAGATGAGCCTAACAACACTAAGAACGGAGTAAGTACTTATGACTATGTTAGAGTACAGATAAGCATTTATCATAATAGCTACGCTGATATGGTAACTCTAGCTGGTCACATTAGAACAGCTCTAGACTACGTTAGTGGTACTTATAGTGGTGTAGTAGTAGATAAGATATTTTACCAAGACCAGAACGAGCTTTACGATGATTCTGCTGGTAGTATTGGTTTATATGGTATAGCACAAGATTACAGATTTAACATAAATAGATAGATATGTATAAAGTATATATAAAAAAAGATATTGAGATTCGAGGAGTAGAATATACGAAAGGCGAGTCTTATGAGGTAAGTTTAAAAATTTATAGAATATTAATATTCAATGATGCTTTAGGCAAACCCAAAAAGAAATCTAAAAAAGAGGAAACTTTAAAAGATTTAGATAACTAGTTATTAATTAATAAATTTTAAAATACAATGGCAATATTCAATGGAACAGACCTCATATTAAAGGTCCAAGAAGAGAATGGCTCGGCAGATGAGTTTAAACTGCTACATTCGCAAAACGTTAGTTTAAGTATCAATGTTGATACGATAGATGTAAGTACAAAAGACTCTGCTGGTTTCAGAGACTTATTAGGTGGTCAAAAGTCTTTCAGTCTTTCGGCTGATGGTCTTTATGATTTTTCTCCTACTGCTGGTACTACAACAGACCCAAGTGACTTAGTTACTCAAATGTTAGCTAGAACTGAAGTTACATTTACTTTCACATATGGAGGTACATTAGCTACTGGAGATACTTATTATACTGGCTCTGGTTTTGTCACTAGCTTTGAAGTTAGTGGTGGTGTGGAAGATGCCCCAGTTTATTCGGTATCAATCGAAGGAAGTGGAAGCATAACACAAGCAGTAGAATAATAATTTCTTTGTTGGTTGGGGTATGGGCTTCGGCTCTGCTCCAACTGACATAATTTAAAACCAATAAAGATATGTACGAAGTAGTTATAATAAACGGAAAAGATTACCCAGTAAGATTTGGAATGAACTCGTTGAGGTTATTCTGTAAAGATACTGGAAGAAGTTTAGCTGACTTAGATAAGCTAGGAGAGGGTATGAGCTTAGACGATGCTTGTTATCTAATCTTAAACGGAATAAAAGACGGCTCACGAGTGAGTGGTCAAGAATGTTCTTTAAATGTTGATGATGTCGCAGACTTGCTAGACGAAGATTTTGACGCACTAAATAAAGTGCTAGAGATATTCTCTACTCAATTCTCTGCTAAATTTGAAACGGAGGGAAACGACAAAGCCACGAAGAAAGTGGCAAAGAAGAAGTAACTTGGGATAAGTTAGAGGCTATAGGTTATGGCTTCGGATTACTTCCTAAAGACTTTTGGAGTTTGACTTTCCACGAGTTTCTGTGTATGCAAAAGGGCGTAAACGATAGAGTAGAGAAAGAACAGCAATGGGAATGGGAACGAGTGCGATGGTTGGCTTGTGTTAATTTACAGCCACACACTAAGAAAGGACAAAACCTAACTCCAGACAAGTTGATAAAATTTGATTGGGAGAAGAAACAAGTAAAGACCGACATCGAAAAACAACGACAAAGAGCAGAATATATTAAAAAGAAGTACGAATTGCTAAATAAAGACAATGGCTGAGAAAACATTAAGTATTAAATTAAGTCTAAACGACAAGCAGTTTCAGAGTAAACTCAAGAAGTCTATGAGGTCTATGAAAAAGTTTGGCAATAATATGAAGTCTCTGGGGCGTACTATTTCGACTGGACTTACTTTGCCTATTATAGCTTTTGGCGCAGCTAGTGTTAAGGCTTTTGACGAACAAATAAAAGCAGAGACTAAACTTAGAAACGCTTTAGGAAATAGTGCAGATGCTTTTGAGGTATTAAAAAAACAAGCACAAGACTTACAAAAGGTTACTCTATTTGGAGACGAAGCAACTATAGAGGCTCAAGCTATGTTAGCAACACTAGGTCTAACTTCAGAACAGATTCAAATGATAATGCCTGGAGTGCAAGATTTTGCTACTATGTTTAAAATGGATTTAGCTGCTGCAGCAACTTTAGTGGGTAAATCTGTTGGAACAACAACTGACGCTTTAGCTAGATATATGAAAACTGGCTTAGAGCCTACAATGACTCAACAAGAAAGAGCTATAAGGCTGACAGATAAATTTTCAGAGTCAATGGCTAACGCTGCTAAGACTATAGCTACAGAAGGTTTAGGTCCACTAGAACAATTAAGAAACGAGCTTGGTGATGTTGTATTAGAAGAATTTGGTAGAATTATATTAGAGTTTATAGACCCATTAACAAAAGGTTTACAAAAATTATCTAAAGCAATAGGTAGTTTAACTGATGAGCAAAAAAAGAACATAGTTCAATATGGTGCTATACTTGCTGCTGCTGGACCAGTCTTAATTCTATTTGGTAGTTTAGTTACAACTATCAGCACTTTAATACCATTATTTACTGCTATAGCTGGTGGAGTTAGTTTGGCTGCTGCTCCTTTTATTGCTGCTGCTGCTGCTGTTGGTTATTTTATTAAAAGAATTGTAGACTTACAAAATGAATACGAAGAATATAATAAAGTAGTAGGAGACTTTGAGCCTATTGCTCCTTTTGTACCTACGCCTACAACACCTACAGCTCCAGCGATTCAACGTAGTACAATACCAGAAAGAATAGAGCCAATAAAAGCAATGGCTGTAGCTTTAAAAGAAGTAAAGACTGAATTTGAAACACTCAAGCCAATAGTTGAGGATTTTGAAGAAGGTTTATCTGGAATGGATATTGTAGCCAATGAAATAACACAAAGTTTCCTAAGTTTTGGTAATGTATTTCAATCAGTATTTGCACAAGCATTACAAAGTCAAGAAGGATTTTTTAAATCATTTGTAGAAGGTACTAAAAGAGCTTTAAATGCTTTAGCTGCACAAATAGCAAGTATGTTAATCTTGAATGCTTTACTTGGTAGCACTAGCTTAGGTGGTTTATTAGGATTTAAAGACATAGGAGGCTTTGGAGGTATTGGTCAAGTAATTAGTGGCGTAGGTAGTGTAGACGCTAACTCTGTCGGAGTAGGTGGTAGTTTACGCTCTATGATGAATACTGGAGGTGGCGTTGAGGTATTTGGAACACTTAGAGGAGCTGATATAATATTAAGCTCAGATAGAGCAAGAAACAATAGAACTAGAACAAGAGGATACTAATGGCGATAGATACTAGATTAGTAGGAGAATTTGAAAGCGATAGAGGCACTTATTACAAAGTCTCTATAATTGACACACAAAGCTCTACAGCTACTCAATATGATGTTGAGGTGGCTGGTAATGGTTTTGACTTAACATACCAAACAGATACAGACGATAGGTTTACTGGTCTAATTCCATCAGAGGTTAAGTTTACTATGTTTGTAAATGACCCTTTTAGTACTGCTAAACAAAGTATCTTAGACTCTATAAGAACTAGCGAATATAAAAGGTGGCAACTAAAAATAGAATCTTCTACTAACGGAACTACTTATAGTTTGTTTTGGGCTGGTAATTTATTAAACGAGATAAACCCAGAGGCTGACGAATCTCTGCCAAGACAATTTACACTTACTGCTATATGTGGTCTAGCTGCTTTAGAAAACATTCCATTCAATGAGGATGTAAATTATGTTTTAACATCACCATATTCTTGTTATCGTTATGTATTCAACGCTTTAAACACAGACATTAACACAGATAATAACTGGGCAACAGATGACCGATTTATCAGAACTATGGTAGATTGGACAAATTCACAAATACCTAGAAACAACGGAACAGACCCACTTAATAACACACGATTTATAGCTGCTACATTCGCTCCAGTTGATAACAATGGAGTGAGACAGCCAGAGACAGCATTTAAGCTCTTAAATCAAATATGCAAAGCCTTTGGAGCTAGATTGTTTTTAAGTGAGGGGATATGGTATTTTATACAAGT